GCTTCCGAACGCGGCATCCTGAGCCATCTCCCGGCCATATGTAGGATTAGTAAAAAACACAATTTTAGTATCGAAAGCTTTATGTGGACGTGTAGCAACCACCAAACCTGTATCTTCTCCAGGATCAGTATTTACCTCCACAGGTGTGCCGCTCTTATCCGATAAAAAAAACTTCCACATTGCTACAATTCCTTGTAGAATCCCCAGACAAATACTGTTAGATAAGCCGTTGATGCTGCACTGTTATGGACATAAATTACATCATGGTATCCAAGAACAACCTTACCATCTGGTCTGTAAACAACCTCTTTATCTGCTCCGACATATGACTTCATCAGTGGTCTCAATTCAGCTATATTGGTAGCTGTCATATATGCTGTTGCCAGGGCCTCTTTACCAGAATCTGCTCTAGCATTATAAGCTGTTACTGGTGTTCCACCGCCGACTGTTGACCAAGTACCAAAAGAGGCTGACCATATACTTGCTGCATCACTTGAACCTCGTAACGTTTGAATGCATAAATGTTTGTTTGGGTCATCATTCCTAATTGCAAGCACATATTCAGCACCTGAAGTATTATCGCTGATTGACCATGAAAATAACTGTTCTTCGTGCTGTGAATAATGAGTTCCCTCACTTGTGCAAACAGCTTCACTCTTTACTCTACCCTCGTGATTAACCCCTGCTGGTGTTCCATTAGGATCATTTATTGTTGGCATTTTAGACTCCTACGTCTTGGTCTTTCAGTTCTGTATCTGTTGCCAGAAACAAGTGATATTCTATCTTTTGCATTACCGTAAGTATCTGTTCCAACAGTTGGATTGCTCGGATATCTGTTACGCCCGAGTATTCACCAACCGGCTCCAAGCCAACATCCACCGGACTTTCGATCTGCTTTATGTTCTCATCGAATATCTTGACCATTACTTGCTAAGCCTCAGTACCACAGTACCGGATACAAAATTATCAGTTTTAACGCCTATCCTATACTGGACTTCGCCCTCCGGCTCAAATCCGTACTCTTCGGTGTTTTCATCCCATTCTTGAACATCGTACCACGTAGAGCCAAGATCAAAAGAGCGCTGACAGGTAACTGTAGCGCTCCACGTTCCAGATATAGAAGTGTTGAAATGACCATGCAGTTTTACGGGATCAGTAAACTGGTTCTCATTAGTCACAGAACGAATTTGCTTGTATTTAGCCATCCTCCCCCCGGAAAATGTTTCTGAACACGGGCCGGAACCCTGGCACGTCTTCCATGGCGTGTGTCACTCGTGGCTTCCGCCGTATTAAACGTGCAACGAATAGCCTTATCTTTCTCATTACAGTATCTCTTCGTAATAAGCCCTTACGTTTCCAATGTTCAGCCCAACCGCTGCGCCAGCTTCTGCTCGCGTTCCAAATATGAGATACATAGCAACATCCGGCTGCGAAGCGGCGTTAGTTAGCGCCGTCTGGTCTGCGCCATTTAATGAAAACGTGATGCTCGCAGCATCAACTGTGATCTTGAACTTGTTCCAATTTGTTAAGGTTGCTGCAATCGCACCCGTTACACCACCAGTTTCAGTTCCAGCCTTATCACACTTACCCTTGAGAACATCCGTATCGAGAAAGAAGCCTATTATATTCTGCTGCGCGATGTCGTTAGACTTTGCAGACGATAGCCCCATAAAGAAATTGGTATTATCGTGGCTTGTGATTGCGGTAACTGCCTGAGCTTCCCATTCCAGAACAAGCCTCTGCACCATAGTGTTTGAATCACCAAACACACCCGGACGTACCTGCCAACGATATAGTGAATTCAAAATGACATCATTATTTGCTACAGCATCGGTATCAATGTCATAATACATATATCCACCGGCTGTAGCAAATGCGCCAGTGCCCCCGCCGTCAAGAATTTCTTCCCATTCCGTTGCGGACAACGCTTCACCTTCCCAAAACTCAGCCAAATACGGCATAGCCCGGCTGATAGCGACGTTCGCCGATCCCAATGTATATTCATGCGGAGACCAGTTCGTGCCATCATAGGTGATGTACGTCAGCTTGGTGTCATATTCGTGGAATGTCGATCCTATAGGCACATCAGATGATGCCGCAATCGGTTTCGTGTCTGTTGACAAACCTAGCCAACGCTTAATGGTTGCTATCTTCTTTACTGTCATTTCACCGTCCCCCTATATATATGGAGCTACCTGTATCGGGTCCAGTTCGTTCCATCGTATGTTCTATAGGTTCTGCTCGTATTGTATTCAAAAAACACAGAGCCAACCGATACGCCGGTCGGCTTTGTGTCGGTTGATAATCCGATAAACCTCTGAATAACAGTCTCCCGAAGAATTGCCATCAGATACTCCTATGCCGTTACAACATTGGCACCCGCAGTCAGTGGCACATACACCAAATGCGAACTTGACGAACCATCTGCTGCCGCTGCTATGAAGTCAATCGTACCGGCAGTCACAAGAAGCGGTTGCATGATGCCAACTACTGCACCACCATATGTCATATTCGTAGCCACGACACCTGTAATTCCAAGTATATCCCCCACGATGGCAGGGTCAATATCTAAATCCCCGCAGAGACTAATCGTGGTTCCAACCGTTGGATTAACACTCCAAGAACAGGCGTTTGCACCTGAGGCAGCAGTCACTATGCTGTATAGTCCTGTAATCTGGACCACTCCGGTTACTGTGAAAAATGGCGTAGTCGCATTGACGTGTGCTGCCGCGGCCCTGTCAATCCTCAAACCAACTGCTATATCGCCAACTGTCTTACGTACTGATTGGTTATAGTGTGGCATCTTTATTTACCTCCTTTACTCGATACTGTCGGCCCACTAATGGCCGGCGTATCCCTTTTTGTTTTTTTCTCGATGCCCTTGACGGCCTTCTTATCCTCTGCAAGCTCTGCTTTGAGTTTGGCCATCCCGAGATCAATCATTGCTTGTACCTGTGCAACATTTTCTTTCATTAACATTTTGACCTCCTAATAGGGGCAGGGTATGACCCCTGCCCCTTTGGATTAGACCACCGCCATCTGGGTCACATTATCATCAGCGTATCTCGCGCCGCTCAGAATAGCTATGGCACTTCCAACGGATGCAGCACTTGGATCAGCAATGCACATCCTAAAACCTATGTCGCCCTGGACAAGCTCTTCCGCCTCGATCTCAATAACGTACATCGCGGGCGTACCTGTAGCGACTGGGATAAGACCGGCAGCAGCCGTTGTGGTCCATGTTAATGCACCGTGGACGTCAGCATTTGCAGCAATCTGCGATGTCTCGTACCTGTAGTACCGAAACATCATCTCAGTCGCGACACTCGGAACGATATCATCACATGACTCGATTGTTACAACGCCTGCCGCCAACGGATTCACGCCGATACTGTATAGGATTGTCGCGTGAACATAGTTGCCCATCTTCACAATTACCGGACTGTCTGCCCCGGCCAGAGTGTCGATGTCGAGCGGGTAATACAAGGTCACAATGTGACCATCTTCTGGGATGTTGAATCCTTTAGCACTCATCTTAAAACCTCCTTATACTATCTGGATATTATTGATTGTTATATGCGATCACAGCAACTATGCACGTTCGTCCAAAGTGATAAAATGCGATTGCGTAGCAGAAGAACCACCTTTGTACGGCGTGAGTTCCAACGCTCTGGTAGGCTGCCCATCGACGCGCATGACGAACCTAAACACGCTTTCGTCATATATGAACCGAACGTGAATTGACATATCGCTCTGGATGCCACCCTTTTCTGCCAGTATATATCCGTCCTGCAAGTTGGCAAGGATGATATCACCTTGATCACCAAGGGTAGCGGCTTGTTCAATTGCCATAGCCGGGAGTCCCATCAATCTGCCAAACGGGGCGTCGTTCAATCCACCTGGAGGCATGTAAACCGGGATTCCGCCCACACCAACAGCTAAAGACATGGAGAAGAGCTGTGGTTCAATCATCTGGTTGTAAAGCCAGACATAATTCGATGTCATGGACGCGAATCGTCGGGAATACATTTTGATGATATTCTCTGCAACTATCGTATCTGCATCCTGACCGGTTTCTTTCCCCTGAGATACCAAGCAACCTGCTTGCAAAATACCCAGAGGTTGCCCCGCGCCGGTTCCATTGACAATTGCTTCATCTAGCTGAAAACCAAACTCGTTCACGAAACCAGACCGGATAACGCCTTCAAGCGCTGATACATCGTCCAGGAGTTCATCGGTTGCGTAGCACAAACCAATCAGCTTCTTGAGATTCAATTCGATCTTCCGGAATTTCGGTTTGCTCTTGGTTTTTTCGTCTGCCTCATCTTCCCAATACGCTAAAAGACCGCCGGATCGGGTGGATGCGCGGGATGTCTCATCGATGCCGTTAATCTTCAGACTGTTGGAATTCCCGCTGATGGGTATCCTCCGGCATCTGGAAGCCAAAATACCCGTCTCAAAAACTTCCTTCAAGAGTTCATTGCTGAAATCTTGCTGAACCAGGAACCCGCCATCGCTAGGAACAGTTTCCGACAATCCAGAACCTGCGGCCCCTCGAATTCGTAGGCGCGGATCAACTGAGCCCTGTGGAATGCCAGCCCTCATTACAGATGTCATCTGTTCGCCAAAGCTGCTGAACCTGTCCTTGTCCCGGTTGTTCGGCACCGCTTCACCGGTATTGTGCAGACCTTCTTGGGTCTCTCGCGTATCCGGCTTGGACAGCACTTCGGCTATTCGTTCTTGGCGTTCCATCGAATCAATGATCTTTCGCATGTCTTCAATGGCGTCCAGGAGTTCATTCTTGACAACAAGTTCCGAATTCGCAATGTCCCTGTTTTCACCAACACACTGGTTGTCAATATCTGCGACTTTCTTCATCAACCTTTTAATATCTTCCTTATACTCGCTTACTGTTTTCATCCTTCAGTACCTCCTATCTTCCGTTTTCAGATTAATTTCATTTTGAAGGTGCTACAGATTCAGCCATCTTTATCAATTCTGTAACTCTGTCATTTCGCGGGTTCTGGGTTTCATCCTCTTCTGGTTCCGGTGTTTCAACTTCGCGTTGAATGTCATCGACTACCGCAGGTGGATCATCCACAACAGCATCTTCGTCTCGAAAAACGTCGCTGAATGCCCCTGCAAGGACTGCCTTTGCCTCTTTATTGGATAACCCCACATCCCGTAAGGCTTTTTCAACCGTTCGTTTTGATGCGTTCTGGTTCCTTAATTCCAACGGTTCCGGCACTTTAGAAAAAACCGATAGATCATACGACCCTTCAAGGGGATCGCCGTCATAAACCCGGTCTACAAATCCGTTTTCAAGTGCTTCTGCCGCTGTGAACCATGTTTCTTCAGACATCCACGACAACACATCTTCCATCTCCTTGCCTGTTTTCTTGATGTAATCGTTGGCAATAGACTCGTTTATCTTGCCATGGAGTGTGACCTCCTTGCTTATTGTGTCCTTTAGGCCGTTTAGATCGTCCGCATTGAAATATCCGAATACATCCATAAAACTCAATGCGTTGTGAATCATAAAGAATCCACCGTCTACTATTTCAACTTCATCCGCTCCCATAGCCAAAAAACTGGCAGCAGAGGCAGCTAAACCGTCAATGTGTGCCACTACCTTTGCGGGATGTTGCTGAATCGCAGTCTTCATGGCTCTCGCAGCGAACACATCACCGCCTGGAGAATCGATTCTCAGATGGATAACGTCAGCCGTTATATCGTT